AAATTGGCTCTACTAAATTCTAATCTATCTACCAACTTAACAGCACCAGCCACTTTATCAACTGCCACAAATCCTTCAGGCGCCGTTACTTTATAACCTGTAGGTGTTCTTAAAAAATGACCAATACTTTGTATCTCACTCAACTTACTTACTAAAAAGTTTTTAGCATTTTGTAGAGTAACGTGTGAAGCGATGGCAAAATATAGTGCCTGGTTATTTCTATCTATAAATCTTAAATTGGTTTTTAATATATCTCTATATTTGTTTTTAGCACTTTCTGTTTTTCTAGAGTCTATTTCTGCTCTTAAAATTTGTTCGTAATATTCTCCAAACATATCTACCAATGTTTTTACCTTAGCCATATTACCTTGTGTGTTTCTAATAAAATGATTAAAGAAAGTTTTTAATCTAAAACCTACAGACAGAGCATCGGAGGATGTTTTACTCATTTCATCTAATATAGGACCTGCTTTGGATAATGATCCTTCTGCCATTTTTAATTTAGAATCAAAATTAGATAATTCTGATAAAGTTAATTTAGCTGAGCCGCTTACGTCTGTGTAAGCAGCGTCAGCTAGGAATACGGAAGATATTCCAGATTTACCCGATACTGTACCAAAACCTGCTCTTAAATCTTTCATTTTCTTACCTGAATAAGATGTATGAAATACAATACCCATTCTAGCTCTTTGTATTCTTTTACCGATATCTGAATTAACAGGCACGGCATAGGTAATAGTGTTAGGTGTAAATGTAATCATATTTTCACCGTCAATGGTTGCTGACTTTAAATCTGATTTGGAGAATAAAAAATCACCTTGTAATATACCAGTTATGTTTAATTTAGCTAATTCTCTTAAAGCTATAGTTAATTTATTAGCTAATTCGCCACTGTGATTTTTGTTTATATCACCTACTGTGTAATTGATCTTAGGAGTTACGTTGAATACTGATTTTGTACCGACAAAGAATTTGCCGTTTTCTGGATTGATACCAGTAATAATAGCTGGAGCTCCGTCCCATTTGACGGACATATTGACTTTCTTACCAGATGAACCGGCAAGCATATTTCTGATTGATTTTAAGAAATTAATGGCATCAACGCCCCCCTTAGAACCCTTATCTATGATAGCGTCCTCTAGGTGTTGAATGTGGAGATTTTTCTCCTTTGTAATAAAGCCTTTAAAACTAAACATTTTTCTTTCATTGTTTCCATAACTATAATCACGCACTCCATATAAATCAACTTTACTTATATTTATAAGACTTATGTTCTAATCCATAGGAAATTAGGTATGCCACCGTTACATTCCCAGACTTTGGATTTGTTTTGAAAATTAGTTAATTTATGAGCATCCTCTTCAAAAAAATATTCTGCAACCACATTTTTTGTTGGTTCTTCAATTACCTGCCATATAATTTCTTTTCCTCTTTTAACCATCTTTTTCATATAAGATAGTGGTGGTTGTAAATTATTAGGCCGTCTATCGCCTCTGTGAAATTTTACTTTTTGTATTTTTTGGTTTTTTGTTGTCATTATATGATTTTCATATCCCAAGATATTACTTTTTTCATTGTAGTGGACTTGCTAGGTTCTGTAAAGTGTGAAATAAATTTAGGTACTACAACCATTTGGCCTTCTGTTACCGGTAATGGATAGTAAATAGTTCTATCTGAATACCAATCATTCCAAGGTTGTAAGTATTGTGTAACCGGTGCTTTCTTATCTTGTTGTAAATATAAGATACCTGTTAACCCAACTGAACCGTGATTGTGTGTTGTATGATAATCACCTTTTTTATATGATACTGACCAGATGTCTTCAATCTGAATATCTTTTTTTATTTGTTGTGATAACATATTTAATTCTTCACTACAAATATTAGCAAATGATTCTGCTAAATTACTTCTGTCGCTTTGTCTATTAGTAATAAAAGTTTGCATACCGTGTTTTTTTTCAGGATATGCTTTCAACAAAGTTAGTAATTGTTTTTTCTTTGTGCTAAAATTTAGAGTTGGTATTGTCCAATACGGTATTCTAAACAGCGTTTCTTCCATCATATTAATTTATCTCCTTTTCTTCAAGTTTAACTTCTTCTTCCGGTTTAGGTTCAACAATTTTTTCTTTATAATCCAATCCTATTTTTTCCATAACTGTATTAAAGTCTTCTTCAACGTGCCAAAAGTTTTTGCTTGACCATAAAGCAACTTTGTTGCCAGCCAAAATGTCCCTATATACGGAAACTATATGGTCTGTGTTAATCACTATTTCTTTTCCCTCAAATGGAGCATTTACATTTGTTAATACTACAAATTTACTCATTATTTCTCCTATATTTTAAAATCAGAAAACTTATCATAAGCCGTTTCAGGATTAGGAAAACTTCCTTTGTCTTTGGTTTGTACTATATTCTGTGCCGAATTTTCTACATCATATAATCTCATTTTACTCTTATCTACACCTACAATAAATGCCCTATTAATACCAGGATCATTGTATCTGTTTTTTAACTGTTTAACTTTCATTTGACCTAAAGCATCCAATTCTTCATTAGACATTAAAGCAAACATAAAGTCAGCCGTTGCTGGCAAACCAAAACTTTCAGATGTATCTTCTAAACCAATATCAGTAGATACAAAACCTGTTCTTGTTGTTTGTGTGGCACTAAAGATAGGTAGATTAAATTCAACAGCCAAACCTCTTAATTCTTCAGCAATAGCTTTGATATAAAAATATGATGATATGTTACCACCTTTAAAACGACTACTAGCACAAATATTTAGATAGTCAATAAACAGTACATCTGGTTTAAAACTTTTCTTTAATGATAGTTCATTAATTAATCCTCTGAAATGTCCACTGTGAGCAGACGCCGTTGGATATTCTTTAATAATTAATTGACCTGCTGTTTTGCTTCTTAACTTGGACATTTTACCATCATATATTTGTTTAGGCATATCGTGTAGATCATCCATACTAACATCCATTAAGTTAGCGTCAATTCTTTCAGCAATTCGTTCTTCAGCCATCTCTAAGGTAATGTATAAAACATTTTGTCCTTGTGATAAGAAGTGAGAAGCACAGTGACACATAAACAAAGATTTACCAACACCTGTTCCTGCCAAAGCAATATTTAAAGTTTTACTTGGAACACCACCTTTGGTAATCTTATTGAAGAAAGATAAATCAAATGGATATCTTTTTTCTTTTGTATGATACCAATCAAATCTACTATCAGCGTCATTAATATAATCGTGTCCAATATGATTATCAAATGAAACAGCTAATGCCTCACTTAATATTCCTGGTATGGACTCTGGATGTTTTTCTTTATCTTTACCATCTAGTATTTTAATACCACATAATACAGCATTATGTACAGCTCTGTCTTTACAAAACTTTTCTGTTGTATCTAACAACCATTGTAGATCGCATTTTTCATCATTAAAATTAGTTACAGTGTCTTTAATTAGTCTTAATTCTTCTTCATTAATATCTTTTCTACGGCTGATTTCAATTAGAATAGATTCCTTTGTAGGTAAGTTTTTATATTTGTGTACAAAGTTTTCAATTTCTTCATACAACAATTTTTCAATTCTGTTTGTAAAATAATCAGGCTTTACAAAAGGTAAAGTCTTACGAGTAAACCCCTCATTATAAAAGAAGTTTCGTAATATAGTTATTTCTATTCTTTCGTTATTTGTCGAAGACAGCTGTTCCATCCTTTACTTGTTTTTCCAATTGTTCCATTAATATATCACCTATAAAGTCAATAAATTCTTGCGAATCTATATCTGCCTTATCTGGATTGACTATTATATCATAACCAAACCTCATTGGCAACTTTCCATCAGGATTTTCATCCTTAGCAAACGCAACTTTATCGTACTTATACACCACATTTTCAAATTTACCGTCAATGATTTTAATACAAGTATAATCATCACCCTCTCTTTGAACAAAGATGTATCGTTTTTTATTCTTCTTCTGTTCCGTAACTGAATTTTCTTTTGGCGTGTTCATCTATTTTATTTAATACTTCCTTGGTAAAATATTTTTCTGGATCATCATTAATGGTTTTACCAAATACTTTTGTTCCATCTGGCATTTCAAATCTTGTAGATACCTTTTTAAAGATACCAGCTTCTTCTCCAAGTTCTAACAAACCATAATACTTGTCTAGTCCGTGTTTGTAAGTTAACTTAACATCAACTAGGGCATTTTCTTTTGTTAAACGAGATTTGTAGTTTTTACAATGTATGATATTACCAATAACTTCTGTACCTTCTTTTTCTTTACGTTTACTTAAATAGATGATTGATGAGGCAGCGTATTTTAGGCCTGAATTGTGTGTAACAACACCATTTTCTAAAATATAATTTTCATATTTGTCCACACTAATATCAAAA